CGCTGACCTCGGTAACCCCTGTTGCTGACGGTACGACTGCCGTTTGTGACTTTGATAACACCACCTGGTCCTCGGCAACTTTTACCACCTGTGGCGGAATCATTTATAACGACACGGCTACGGGTAATCCGGCCTGTGCGGTTCTGAGCTTTGGTGGTGATCAGTCGGTTTCCTCTGGCGACTTCCAAATCCAGTTTCCCTCACCTGCTGCTTCGACTGCAATCATTCGGATTGCGTAATTAAGGTAGGAATGTGTCAGCAACTACGTGGAATCAGGGCTGGGGAGACGGTGCGTGGGGTTATAACGCATGGAGTGGTATATCCCCGGCCTATGAATTAGACGGGGTTGCTGGTACAGGTGCAGTAGGCACCGTTACCCTTGCCGTAAGCGAAACGGTTGTTTTAACCGGGGTAGAGGGAACGGGCGCAGTAGGGGATGTAGCGCTCCAGATTAACGGTAACGTTGAGGTTACTGGGGTATCGGGGTCTGGAGCGGTAGGGACGGTCACTAACATTGTGGCCGTCACGGTCACAGGGGTAGTTGGGACCGGGGCAGTAAATGACGCAAACTATGAAGTAGCTTTTGTACCAACCGGGGTTCAAGGTGTTGGTGAGATCGGCGGTTTCATTGTCCAGGTTGATGACGTTGTTGTCCCGGACGCATTGCCGATTGTTGGAACCGGAGCTATTGGAGATGTGACGTTTAGCATCGGTCTAGTTGTAGATGTAAACGGCGTTTTTGGAACCGGTGCGGTTGGAAATATTGTTCCTCTTGTTGCATTTGTAGTAACCGGGGTAGCAGGCACCGGAGCGGTTGGAGACGTAGCGTTTGAGGTAGATGACGCTGTTGTGCCCACAGGTGTGGTGGGTACAGGTGCAGTTGGAACAGTGGTTCCGGCCTACAACTGGGTTGTGTACCCAACTGGTGTTTCTGGTACTGGAGCGGTAACTAGTACACCGGTAGTGGTGGTAGCGAACAGGGTTACCGGAGTTGTTGGGACGGGACAGATTGGAACAGTAGGATTTGACATTGATGATTCAGTAATTCCAACAGGCGTCTCTGGAAATGGCGCGGTAGGAACGGTAATATTGGGTGGATGGACCCAAATTAACGACGCCCAGGTACCAAACTGGGAAGAGATTGATGTAGCAGCTTAAAGGAATAGACATGGCAACCGCATATACCTCCCTCTTGGGATTCGCCTTACCGGTAACCGGGGAGCTTTCCGGCACCTGGGGTGATACCGTAAACGACAGTATTACCAAACTTGTAGAAGACTCAATTGCTGGGGTGGCTACGGTTAGTGTCACATCTGGCAATGTAACCCTGACAACCACTGGCTCTGGAGCCGCAAACCAAGCTCGATGCGCAATCATTATTGCCACGGGGACTCCAGGAACGGCTCGTCAGATCATTGCCCCAAGCCAGTCCAAGGCTTACATCGTTATCAATCAGTCTGACTCAAACGTAACTTTCAAGGGCGCCGCAACAACCGGACACGTTCTGAAGCCAGGTGACGCTAACCTATTGGCTTGGAACGGATCAGACTTCCAAGACATTGAGCAGGGTGACGTAGCAGGCCCAGCCAGCGCGACCGATAACGCCGTGGTTCGTTTTGATGGCACGACTGGCAAGCTGATCCAGAACTCAGCCGTAACGATTGCTGACACGACCGGTGACATTGAGACATCTGGAAAGATCAGTGTTGGCGATGGCACAGCTTCCCTTCCTTCGATTACGAACACTGGGGATACAAATACTGGTATCTACTTCCCAGCAGAGAACCAAGTTGGTATTGCGACTAACGGAAACTTTGCTGCACTTGTGGATGCAAGTGGAAATGTTGGAATTGGTACAACTAGTCCACAAGTTCAATTATGGAGAGCCGGTGCTACTTTAACTGTTCAAGGAACAACCGCTGGAAACATAGAAGTTGGTTCTTCTAGAGCAGACGGCGCTGGTGTGGCGGTTGGTGCTGTTGAATGGGCCTGGACCGCACAAGATGCAACTCATAAGCATCTTGCCCTAATTGAAGTTGATTCAGAGGGAGCAACCGCAGGGCAACGCGGCGGAGCCATGAAGTTTCTTACAAAGCCAAACGGAACTGCCACTCCAGCAGAGCGTATGCGTATAACCGCCACAGGGTTCACTCAGCCTGTAGCATACGCCGACACAGTAGTAGCTCTTGGCAACACCGGAACAGCATCGACCATCACACTTACCAGCGGTAACGTCTTCACGGCAACTCTTACCGGCAACTGCACGTTCACCCTGTCAGCACCGATTGCTACAGGATCATCGTCCTTCACCCTGATCTTGACTAACGATGGAACGGCTGGCCGGACGGTGGCATGGTCTGGTGGGTCGTTTGTGTTCCCAGGCGGAGCAGCAACGCTCTCCCGCACAACAACCGCAAATGCCGTGGACGTCTGGGTGTTCTTTACCCCCAACGGCGGTACGACTTGGTATGGCAATATCGCCATGAAAGACATGAAGGCTTAAACTTAACTTTTTAGGAGAATCAAAATGGCTTTAACCGCAGAACAGCAAGCTCAGGTTGACATTCAGTTGGCTCTTGAGAACGCTCGTCACGCCAATCAAATGGCTATGCAGGCTAAACAGGCAAAGCTTGAGGCAGTTCGTCTAGCCAAAGAAACCTTGATTGAGAACCGCCGCAATGAGCCGGTCGATGCTCGTGAGGTGACAGCGGCAGACATTACGGCTTATGCAACCACACTGGTGAACTACGTCAACAGCTAATGGAAGGTTTTGCATACTTCCCGGCTATCGTTTATAGGGACGAACGGCCTGATCTGGTGGAGAAAGTATTGCCAAGGTGCATACAGGCTCTGGATCAGGTTCGTCAAGAAGGCGCAACAATGATCCAGTCAATGTACTTGGGGCATGATCCAGCGCTACGGGAAGTTGCAGACTACCTGTTATTGTCGTCAGTAGACATACTTCGTGGTCAAGGATATAGCGTTGAGAATTATGATTTTTACCTATCCGGCCTGTGGGCGCAGGAAACAGTAAAAGGCGCAGGAACCAATGTTCATGTCCATAAAAACAGTCAAATATGTGGGTGGTTCTTTTTGGAAGCTCCTGAAGGCGGGGCGTATCCAATGTATTACGACACACGCATGAATAAAGGCATGGTTGAATTAGATTTTGTGCAGGGCAATGAAGTCAGCAATGCAACAAACATGATCAACTTCAACAATGTAATTCCTGGTTCGGTATTGTTTAGTAATTCTTGGATGCAGCATCAGCTGGTTGGCGGGGTATCAGAAATGCCAACCCGTTGTATTCATTTTATTGTGTCTCATAAGGAGCGCATGTGCAGCACGTGTTAACTCCACACTCTGAAACCATAGAGCCTTTTGCTTGGTGGGAAGGCGGGTTTTCAGATCAGGAATTAGATTGGCTACAAAATCAAGCAATAAAAGCTGATCAAAGAGCGCAGGTCGGTGGAAATCCAGCCGGGGAGGATCTTGCCAAGATTCGTCGTTCTCAAGTGTCGTGGCTGAACAAAACACAAGACACAGCTTGGTTATTTGAAAAACTTGGTTATATTGCGTCAGCACTAAACGCGCAATACTATCGGTTTGATTTGACGGGTTTTGGTGAGGCTATCCAGCTTACAAACTACGATCAGTCAGAACACGGCATGTATGGATGGCACCAAGATTACAATGCAAAAATAAGCCGTAAGCTTAGTATTGTGCTTCAACTAACAGACCCAAGCCAGTACGAGGGCGGAAATCTACAGTTTATGACAGGTGGAGAGCCACAAACTATTCGTAAACAAAGAGGATTGGTTGCCGTGTTTCCATCGTATGTTCTTCATCAAGTTACTCCGGTTACTAGCGGTAGTCGTCAATCGTTAGTTGCGTGGATTTCAGGGCCTGCATTCCGATGAACGCTGAAATTAAAGACTTTATTGCTGTTTACAAAAATGTGTACCCAGAAGGGTACTGTCAGCATTTGATCAACGAGTTTGAGCGACTTGTTGATTCAGGGGCCGGAATTAATAGGCAGCGAGGTGAAGGCGCTCTTAAGCACAGAAAAGACGATTTGCAGCTAGGACTAAATTTTGGCGTTCATACGGTTGCAGAATTTAACAATGACTCAGCAACGTCAGTTTTTTTTAATGGTCTTCAACAATGTTATGACCATTATTGCGAACAGTTTTCTGTTTTGCGAGACGGTAAAATTAATGGCACTGCAATGAAGATGCAGCGAACCAACCCTGGCGGTGGTTATCATGTTTGGCATGGGGAGCAAGGGAATGGAAACCACGCAGATCGTGTTTTAGTTTACATGCTGTACTTAAACACGTTGGATCAAGACGGAGCTGGCGAGACAGAGTTTTTGTATCAGCAACGCCGGATCAGCCCAGAAGAAAACTCTATGGTGTTATGGCCAGCAGCGTTTACTCATGCTCATCGAGGGAATGTGGTTCACGGCAACAAGAGCAAGTACATTGTTACGGGATGGTTTTATTATGAGTAATGCCGAAAACTTTGAAAAATACGGATGCGTTAAGGTTGACGGGTTTGTTGACCAGCAAACTATTTCTATTGTGTCGCGGTACTTAGAAAACAAAATCAGACGCAAAGAGTGGAAAGAAACAATAGACAAATACGATGACGCATCAAAGTTTGCTTACTATGCTGACCCGTTGATTGAGATCCTGCTTCAGGAAAGCCTACCGGCTGTAGAAGAAACAACAGGGAAAGAGTTGATCCCAACGTATTCTTATGCTCGGGTCTATCAGGCTGGTGAGCAACTAAAGCCACACATAGACCGTCCATCTTGTGAAATTAGCGTAACAGTCAACGTAGCCACAAAAGGTGAGTTTTCGCCAATTTACATGCAGTACGCCGGACATGAACCGCAAAACTACGTTCTCAATCCAGGCGATGCAGTGATATACAAAGGATGTGAAGCAAGGCATTGGCGGAACCCGTTAAAAGACGGGCAGCTCAATGTTCAGTTTATGCTTCATTACGTAGATAAAAACGGTCCACACTCTAATCGCGCAAAAGATAGACGGCCTGATTATGGTTTTGACTCAGATACAAGGAGCGGATGATGCCAGCCGGTACCCCTAAAGTTGCCATATTTGGTGGAAAATCAATAGTTCCAGGCGGAACACAAACTTTTAATAGCCCGGGAACCTTTACGGTTCCGGTTGGCGTCACAAAGGTCAATGTTGTTGGCAAGGGAGCAGCAGGTAATCCTGCTCCTGGCTCTGGAAATGCTGGCGGATCTGGTGGTGGCGGCGGTGGCGGCGGAGGTGGTGGAACAAGGATTTCAGGGAAAACTCCATGTACAACAGAATATGTAGCTGGCGGAACTCAAGGCGGTCAAACCCCAAGCGGCAACAGCGGAAATGGTTCTAATTCTCCTTGTAACACCGCAGGAGCTGGGGGTGCGGGAGCAACTGGAACAGCTGGCAATCCTGGCACACCCGGAAACCCTGGCACTGCATCTACAGCATTAAGCAAAACCTTTCCCGGAGGTGCTGGTGGAAATGGTGGAGCAGGTGGAAACGGTGGTTCAGGAGGAACCGGGGGTGGTGCTGGCAAAAACAATCCAGGCCCTGGATGTGGTGGCGCTGGAGGGAATTTTGGGGCATGCGGTACTTTTGGGTCAATAAGCACCCCGTTCCCAAACCCAATAGGAGCGCCAAGCTTTCCAATTTTTAATTTTTGTGATGGCCGTGGTAAAGGTGGCGGTGGAGCAGGAACAACAAACTCAGGCTCTGGAAGTACCGGAGGAAACCCTGGTGGGGGACCTGGAGGTAGGGGATGTCGTATTGGAGTTGTATGCAAAACCAACTTTAACGTTGCATTTTCTGGGGGAAATTCTGGGACAACTACATGTGGCGCTCCTAGAGCTGGCGCTGGCGGTGGCGGAGGTGGATTTGGTCAATGGTTGTGTGGCCCAGGAAACCCAAATGCAACGGTAGGTATTGCATCGGCAGGTGGTGGTGGTGGCGGCGGGCGAGGAGCGTTAGGTAACCCTGGGTCTGCTGGTAACCCAGGATCTGCGGCAAACCCAACAACGTTTAATTGCCAGCCTGTAACCCCCGGAGCCAGTTATCCAATCAGTGTCGCACCAACAGGTAACATAACTATCTCGTGGAATCCGCAATGACGCATAAGCAAAAACTTAAAGAAATTCAACGTAAACAGGATGAGGCAAATTTTGCTTCATCATTAAATCGTGCGCGATCAATTACTGTTGGAACTTGTTTTGGCGGAACCACAGAAATTATGATGCGCGGAAATGATGGAACAGTTTTGTGGTCTCCAATGCAACCTGTTGAGGTGATTGAGTTAATACACCAACTAGCAGCAAACGTTGGATGTCACATACATCTTCAGCCAAGAAAAGATTTTTCAAGCTGGAGAGACTGGCGGGTAACAGAAGAGGAAAAAATACATCTTAATGGACACCCTCCGTTTGTGAACGACATGGCAGACCACATGGAAGTTGGAGCAAAACTTCCTTCGCCAGAGCAGCAACCTGGCCTTCAACCTTCTTTAATGGCAAAGGACAAACAAAATGAACCTATGGCAACTAAAAAACATCAAAACCGGCGAAGCGTTAAACGAGCCTCAGCTGCTGCCTGAAAACTGGGGTCCGATTTTTGGTCTTCAGGGCGTAATTGACAAGATCGGTGACTTGTCGTGGCTTGGAGAAGCTTATGCTGACATGGGTTGGGTTATTGTGGGCGATGCTCCACCGGCTCCGGCAACATCAACAGAAGCGGATCTTGCATGGGAAAGAGCCAAACAGCTACTTCGAGAGTCTGATTGGTCGATGCTTTCGGATGTTCCAATGACTTCAGGGCAAAAATCCTCATGGATTGAATATCGCCGTGCGTTGCGAGAAGTGCGGCTTCAATCAGGATTCCCCAATAACATCCAGTGGCCAAAGCAACCTAGCTAATGCTTTGGTTTTGTAAACCCAAGCCGTTGAATGTGTATTTTTACACAACCCGTCAAGAGGTCTTTGATTTTTCAAAACCAGAAAGATTTGGGAAGGCTGTGCCGGAGTGGTACAAAAGTTTGCCTCCTCCAAGCTTTCCAACAGATCCGGACGCAGAGTTGTGTTTGATGCCTAACATAAAAACGTGCGCGGGTTTTCAAAACCTTTATAAGTCTGGATTTGTGTTCAAGTTGTGGTCTGATTTAAATGTAGAGATCAATACAAATGGAACGTACAGGTACCAGTTTGCAGACAAAACTTCGGCAATTAAATGCCATCCAAGTGGGCAGCTAGGTAACTGTGAGTTTAAAAATTCTTATGCTCATTTAAAGTTAATGAACCCATGGTTTATGAGCGCAGATAAAGATGTGAACTTTATGTTTACGCCGCCAACGTGGAACGGGTTTGGGTACGGAGACATTGTTGTTCCGCCGGGGGCATATAGTCCTCACGTTACAACGCTAGATGCAAACATAAATTTGTTCTTTAAAGTAAAGCAGTCAACGGTAATACATGAGTTAAAGTTTGGTCAGCCGTTAGTGCATGTGGTTCCGCTAACAGAGCGCCGAATAAAGCTTCATTATGAATTGATTAGCGAACAAGAGCTTCATAAAATTATGAACAAGACTCCGTTTTTCTTAATGGGCCACAATAGATTTAACCGGACTAAGAAGTTATGTTCTCATGTATAAATACCTTATCCGGTTTAATAAATCGCGTGGCGACCCTGGGCGGGGGTCAGTAGACCATGTCTGGAGGGTGTTTGAAAATGACCGAGAGATATTGGCCAAGCATGTCAGGATTGAGGTTAAGTCATGGAGCGAGGCGTCAGGACCAGATTGGAACATTGCCTGCTATGGTCGGATGTTGTGGTTTAGCGATACAGATACGGTGGTGATAATTGAATAGAACATGTGATGGGTGTGCTGAGTGCTGTAAAGGCTGGCTTCATGGAGTTGCTTTTGGGCATGATTTTTACCCAGGGAAACAGTGCTACTTTCTTCAAAAAACATGCTCTATATATGAAAACAGACCAATTGATCCCTGTAAGTCTTACAAGTGTCATTGGTTAGATTCAGACGACTTGCCTATGTGGATGCGTCCTGACATGGCAAAAGTAATTGTTACCAAACGCCGAACTAACGATATTGAGTTTTTTGAAGTATGTGAGTGCGGCGAAAAAATGGATTCATCTGTATTGTCGTACATGACAATCTGGGCGTTAAACAGTAACAAAAATATCAAGTATCAAGTTGGTGGTGGTTGGAACAAAATTGGATCTAAAGAGTTTTTAGAAGCTCAAATTTAGGAGACAAAAATGGCTAAGGAATTTCCTGATTTAACGGGTGATGGCAAGGTAACGCAGGCTGACATTCTTAAGGGCAAAGGCGTCTTTAAGAAAGGCGGAAGCACTGATAAGTGGATTCAGAAGGCCATCAAGAAACCTGGATCATTGCGCAAGGAGTTAGGCGTTAAGGAGGGGAAAACCATCCCTGCAAAAAAGCTCGCCGCCGCAGCCAAAAAGCCGGGGAAGTTAGGCCAACGGGCGCGGTTAGCTCAGACGCTAAAAGGACTCAAGAAGTAAGGCCAGTCTTTGGCCTATTGCTTTTTGGGGCGTCTCTGATATTTTCGGTTCTGGTAATTCTGTGGAGATAAATCATGCAGTTGCCGGATCCGACCGACCCATCAAAGGTCGTACAGACGGCTTTAGGGGGAGTTAAAGAAGCACTTAAGGCCGGGCGGGACATACAAGAGACCGCCAAGGAAGTAAACAAGTTTCTGGACGAAGAGGCAAAAGCCAGAGTCGCCTGGAAGCGGAGGCAACAAGAAGTACAGCGCCGTGGAGACATGGTCTTCATGGACGCTATCAAGGAATATAGGGTCATCCGGCAGATCCGAGACGCAGAAGCCCAAATGTATCGGGATGTAGAGCGTGAGTTTGGCAGGCCAGCCGTGCAAGAAGTTAAGGACTTAATAGTCCGCCTGAGGAAGGACCATCGAGCTTTGAACGATGTGTTCTACCAGAAGCAGAAGGAGTCTCGCCGCGAGTGGGGGATCCTTTTACTTATCGCAATTTTGATATATGCGGTGTTGAAGTTTACGGGGGTGTGGTGATGGATTGGACAAAAGTAATTCAAATGGCATTCCCGGTTATTGTGGCTGCAATAACTTGGATGATTAGCGCCGTAACCAACATTCAGCACGATCTGGTAGACATCAAATCCAAGATGCCCGCCTTGATTACCCCGCAGGGAACCCCAACCGATTCCCCAGTTTCTGCCGAGGCACGACACAAGCTTAAAGAAGAGATTTACAAAGACATCCATGACCTTCAGGTCCGCCTGAAGCTGCTCGAAGAACGGGCTAAACGATAAAGATTTAGGAGACGAAAAATGCTTAGTCTTATTTCCACCCTTGGCGGCCTACTAATATCTGGCTTGCCCAAAGTCCTTGAGTTCTTCCAAACCAAGGCAGATCAATCCCATGAGTTGGCTCTGGCCCGTCTTCAAAACGAGATGCAGCTGCAGATGGCTGCTCAGGGGTTCGCGGCCCAGGCCCGGATTGAAGAGATCCGTACCGACCAAGTAGCCATGCAGACGGACGCCCAGATGACCGAGGCGGCTCTCCAACATGACGCCAAGATCATGGAAAAGGCCAGCACCTGGGTGGTCAACCTAAACGGCATCGTCCGTCCTGGCGTTACCTTTATTTTTGTTATTGAGCTGGTGCTGGTCAACATTGGCTTGTGCTGGTTCCTACTGTTTAAGGAGGGCTTAGGCGTCCTTACGGTCGAACAGTTTATTGTGGCGACAGATCAAATTTTTTCGGAAACTGAGCTCAGTATGCTGGGAGCCATAATAGGCTACTGGTTCGGCAGCCGCAGCTGGAGCAAAAAATGAGTGACACGTTGACCTGGATCTTCGTGGCGTTCCTCTGTTATTGGCTGGGCGGGATGTAATGAAAACGTCCGACAAAGGCTTGCACTTGATGCACACCTTCGAGGGATATAGGGACAGACCATATTTGTGCCCTGCAGCACTGTGGACCGTGGGCTGGGGAGAAGTTCTACACCAAGAACAGATCCGCCTGCCTATGGTTCGCAAAGAAGGCTATACAGGAATGATCAGGAAGGAGTTTCCCCTTGCACCAGAACACAATCGCGTATGGACGAAGCCGGAGCTGGAGGCTCGCTTCAAGAATCTCCTCGGAAGTTTTGAACGTGGTGTTCTTCGACTTGCTCCCAATCTTGCTGGGAATCAAGGCCTTTTTGACGCTTGCGTCGCTCTTAGCTACAACATAGGTCTTGGCGGGTTTCAGCGCTCAACTTTACGTCAGCGCATCCTTCGAGATGAGGCCTTGGAAAACATTGCCGAGGGCTTTATGATGTACACCAAGGGCGGTGGAAAAGTGTTGCCCGGGCTTGTTCGTCGCCGCAAGGCTGAGGTAGCCCTCTTCTTGGACCAAGGATCAAAATGAAAGTCAAAAAGGATGCCATTGGGCAGGAGATGAAGAAGGCCTACGCCAAAGGCGGGATGGCAAACGCTTGTCCTGTGGCCACGCTAGATATACACGTCAACCTCAAAAACCGCAACCATGCGATTGAGGATTACGGCTACGGGCCGCTAAACCCCAATGAGCCGTCCAAGGACTTCTGGGACAAAAAGGCCAAGATGTGGATGATCTCCGTGGACGAGGCAAAGACTGCCCGTTGCGGGAACTGTGCTGCATTTATCAAGACGCCAGAGATGCTGGCCTGTATTGCCAAGGGCATGGAAGCCGGGGATGAGCCGCACATGGATTCCTCTGGTGACGTCATCAAAGCCTCAAACCTAGGCTATTGCGAACTATTTCACTTTAAATGTGCTGGCGATCGGACATGTGATGCATGGCTTGTGGGGGGCCCAATTAAATGAGTTTTTTTCGGCTCTTTTTAAAGCCTGGGATTGACAAACAGAACACCGAGTACGGCGCTGAAGGTGGCTGGATTGACGGCGACTACATTCGTTTCCGCTACGGGCTGCCTGAGAAATTAGGTGGTTGGACTCCCTTTGCCCAGCAACAATCATATCTTGTTGGCCAAACAAGCGATGTATTTACCTACAACGACCTAAGTGGTCTTCCTCACGTAATTGTGGGGACTAACCGCAAACTTTATCATTTTTACGGTGGTTCTTGGGATGACATCACTCCTATTCGGACCACAACGGCGGCAGGGGAAGTGACGTTTGCCGCAACCGACGGATCGGACATTATCACCGTAACAGATAATGCAAATGGTTCTATTAAAGGTGACTTTGTCACGTTCTCCGGTGCCGTGAGCCTTGGTGGAAATATAACGGCTGCCGTCCTTAACCAAGAGTACGAGATCCAACAGGTTCTGTCTGGCAATACCTACACAATTAAAGCACCTGTTTCCGCTAACGCGTCAGACATCGGAAACGGTGGAGCAGCCGTCGTTGGAGCCTATCAAATTAATGTGGGCAGCGACATCAGTTACTTCGACCTTGGCTGGGGTATTGGAACGTGGGGAGCGGAAACTTGGGGCACACCAAGAACAGTTGGCAATGGTATAGCGCTTTATTCCCGTGTATGGCAATTAGATGCCTATGGCGAAGACGTTATTTGCCAATTAGTAGACGGTGCGATTTATTTATATGACACCAGCGCCGGGGGCCGTGCAACGGCAATCGCGGGCGCACCCACTAAGAGTAAGTATGCTCTTGTATCTACACCAGATCGACACTTAGTTTGTTTTGGTACTGAGACGACAATTGGAAACCCGGCCACACAGGATCCAATGTTTGTTCGATTCTCCAATCAAGAGGACATTAATACTTTTACTGAATCCGCCACCAATACGGCTGGTGGTCAACGTCTAACTGACGGAAGCCAGATTATCACTGCAATCCGTTCCCGTGGTCAGATCCTGATCTTTACCGACACTTCTCTGCATGGCCAGCAGTATGTTGGACCTCCATACACCTTTGGTTTCCAACAACTAGGTGCAAACTGCGGATGTATTGGCCCACATGCAGCAGCTGACGTAAACGGTCTTGCGTTTTGGATGGGAACAGAGGCGTTTTACATGTTTGACGGTACGGTCAAAAAGATGCCCTGTACTGTTCAAGACTATGTGTTTAAAGATATCAACCTTGTCCAAGGACAGAAGGTAAACGTCGGGGTTAACTCGCAATTTAACGAAGTGACCTGGTGGTATTGCTCATTTACAAGCGACTACATCGATCGCTTTGTGACGTACAACTATCTTGAAAACTGTTGGTCGATTGGATCTATGCCTCGCACGGCATGGTCCGATATTGGAACCTATGACAAGCCGTTGTCTGCTGAGTATTTACTAACCAGTAACGCAGCAACAATATCCACGATCCAAGGTTTGACCGCAGGTCGCTCGCTTATCTTCAATCAGGAGGACGGCGTTAATGCGAATGGTTCTCCCATTTTTGCGTATATTAAGTCCGGTTATTTTGACATTGGTGACGGCGACAGTATGCTTTATATGCGTCGCTTTATCCCTGATTTCAAAAATCAGGTTGGCAATCTCACCGTTAGGCTCCTCCTACGGCCATACCCCCAGGCGTCCGCCTCTCCGAGTTCGCTCGACCCGTATATCATTACGCCGACTACCCAAAAGGTGGATACACGGGCAAGAGGACGACAGATCAGTTTGAGCATTGAAAGCGATGCAATAGATACAAACTGGAGGTTTGGAACGATGCGCGTTGACATTCAGCCTGACGGACTGCGTTAATGGCCAAGATATTCAACGTTCGACTGCCGGATGCTGGTGCGCAATATAGCCCACAGCAGTTTGACCAGCTCGTTCGTTCGCTTGAGCAAATTGTTCTTGCGCTCAATACCACCTATGGATCGACCTCTGACCAAGATATAGCCGACGCTGCTAATTTTTTTAATGGCTCTCCTGGTGGCCCAGGGCAAGCAGGAATTCAGGGTATTCTACTGCCCTATGGCGGTTTTCAAGACAGTACTGATCAAGTAGATGGTTCAACCACATCGGCTTATGCCATGCGGTTTAACACGACGGATTACTCTAATGGCGTATACGTTGCGTCCCGTACTGCTGTTTTTACCGGAACAATTAATGATGGTACACCTCCCGGAGCGGGTACCGTAATGACGGTTACAGCAATGACTTCGGGAACAATTTACTTGGGCATGGAAGTTACCGGCACGGGCGTCACCGCTGGAACACGGATCACGGCTTTCGGAACAGGAACTGGCGGAGTAGGAACTTATACAGTCAATACGTCCCAAGAAGTTACTAGCACTACGCTGACTGGGGATCTTCCTTCTAAACTAACTGTGGATTATGCGGGTCTTTACAACTTGCAATTTAGTGCCCAGTTTGTGAATGTTTCTGTTCAAATCCATGACGCAGATGTTTGGTTTAGAAAAAATGGAACGGATATTCCAAACAGTAACAGCCGATTTTCAATTCCAAACAGCCATGGTGGCGTTGACGGACATTTAATTGCTGCGCTTAATTTTTACTTGGATATGAATCCTGGAGATTTTGTAGAGATTATGTGGCATGTGGATAATTCAGACATATCTTTACAACAGTTGCCAACTGCAGTCTCTCCAACTAGACCGGCAACTCCATCTGTAATTGCTACTTTGACCTTTGTCTCTTCGCTGAGTTAATCATGGCCAATAAATATTTTCGCAAAAATCTGATTCCAAGCGCGACTACTGAAACTACGATTTACACGGTCCCTGCCGCTAACACAGCAGTCATTCGGTCATTGCGAGTAACTAACGCCAACACCTCTCGGGGGAATATCACGGTTTCTCAATACAACTCTGGAAGCGGTACAGAGAACTATTTGCTCAAAAGCTATGCCCTGCCAATTGATACAACTCTGGATGTCTTTAACGGAGTTCCCTGCGTTTTGGAGGCCGGAGACGTCCTAAAAGTCGAGTCTTCCGTTGCCAGCACCCACTTTTATTTATCTTACCTAGAGATGGACAGAAACTAATGCTCTGGGTCATAATATCAGCCAAATCCGCGTCCTTTCCCGGCGCGCAGCCCCATGCGGCTATTGGCAAAAACTGGAAAGGATGATCATGGAAGATCAAGGAATCATGGCCTTGCCCCAAGGGCAGGCGATGCAAGGGCAGCAGGCTGGGATGCCCCAAGTAAACCCAGAAGCAGAAGCGGCTTTTGAAGAAGCCAGGACCCAGGTCAACCCGGTCGAGTTCAATGACGAACTTTTGAATCAGGCAGAAAAGGCCGACCCCGAGACGGTGGCTGAGTTCCGCAACCTATTGGCTTCTATTAATCTGTCCCCTGAAATGATCGATGCTCTTGGTCAGATGGTTGACACCATCCTGGCCGAGCCGGAGAAGTATGAAGAAATCCGGTCCCGGTTTATTGCCGAAGGCGTTCCCCCTGACTTCCTTCCCGAGCAGTTCGATGCCGCCTTCTTTGGCGCGTTGAACATGGCCCTTGATCAGTTAAGCGCTGGCGCAGCTCCTGAGCCTATGGCTTTTGCCTACGGCGGGGACGTCAAGAAGACGCCAGTTGCATCTGGGATTGCCCAACTTGGCCGTAATGGGGACACACAACTTGCCCACATCACGATGTCCGAAGCGCGGATGCTACGTCGTAAGGGTGGTTCTGGAACAATTAATCCTAGCACCGGCCTTCCTGAATATTTTATTGACAAAGTATTTAAATCCGTTGGGAAGGTCTTTAAAAAGGTTGGAAGCGCTGTTTCCAAGGCTGTCAAGGGTGTTGTCAACGGTGTCAAGAAATTCGCAAAAAGCACGGTTGGCCGAATCGTCACAACGATTGCATTAGGGTTTTTCCTAGGTCCAGCAGCGGCAAGTCTTCTTGGCGTAGGCGGCGGATCTGTTGTCGGAACGGCCATCAGCGGTTTTGTTGGTGGCTTTGGTTCTAGCCTTTTGGCTGGCGACAACGTCAAGACGGCGCTTCGCAATGGCGCAATTGGCGGTATTACCGCTGGTGCGATGTCCGGGGTTACCGGATCTTCCTTCTACAGCCCATCCACACAAACAGCTGGTGAAGCACTGTCTGGTCAGTTTACAAAGTTTACTGAAGGTATTCGTTCGTTAACTGGGCAAGCTCCCGCAGCGGATAAGCTAACTACGACGGCCCAAGAAGCAACGTTGCCTAAGCCTATTGAGGCTCCGGCTCCAAATGAGTTTACGGCTTCGTCTGGACAGCCTGCCGGAGTGGATATGGCGCGGGCAAACCTTGCTGGTACGGCCACGGATGTAACTGCTGGTACGACTGGGCCTATCCAACAGACTCCCACAGATTTCATGCGTTCTATTGAACCCCGTGCCATGGGTCAGCAGTTGCCTGCAGGACAATCCATGGTCCCCGGAGCAGGAACGCCTACTGGTGTTACAACGCCCACGGCTCAACCCGGATTCTTTGATCAATTGACAAGGGGAGACTACACCGGCGCGGCAAGAACAGGGATGGAAAACGTCACAGACTTTTTTAGTCCAAAACCTGATGCAGCGGTATATGACAGGGTCTATAGTCAGGAAATGGCTAGACTTGAGGCCACTCGGCCTG